TTACTGCTTACACTGTAAGAACGCCGCAAACTCCGCTCCCCAGAAGCTCATCCGTATTTCGCACAGCGAACCGTGCAGCATCCAGATGATGAGGATTGCCGTCACGCAGAACGTGATGGCCGTAAGCGATTTTTGCGACATAGCGCTTGCTCCTTTTTCGGGGAGGCGCTAACCTATCACTTGCTTAGGGTAGACGGTTAGGGCCTCGGTTAAACAAAAGTGTTTTCCGGGGCCTTTCCACATCTGACCTTCGGGTATTCCCTCCGACCATCAGCCGAAAGGCACCCGCGCGTAATCTATCGCTTTTTTGTTGCTCCGGCAATTCTGCCTGTTAATTCTGAGGTAAAGGCAAGCTCATCTGATTGTTTCCCCTGTGTGAAGCTGGCAGCTCATGCCACGGGATACCTTCTGAAGAGTGAACGCCGGAGGCGTGTTTTGATGTGAATTTATGGAAAGCTTCCAGTGTTGAGAAGCATACGCCGCATTCCAGATTGTTACACTGGTAATACTTTTGCCGCACGGTGTTTGAATCATTTTCCGGACGACTGGTGCGGATACGGGCAGATGCGCCACAAAGCGGACAACGGAACATAGCGACCTCCCTTAACGTGGTGCTGCCGCTATTCTAAGTCGTACTAGCTCAGACTCCAACTGAAACCCTTGGGAGCGACTGCTGTGAGCGAGGATCGGACACAAAGTTTTGTGTAGAGTGGTAGGTATCTGGCCTAACCGAACCATTCACTATTAGAGATCTTCCATCATACTCAACATTTCTATTGAAGAAAGCATCATACGAAAAGCCTTCAATTATAGAAGGCTGTTATCTGATATAAAATTGTTAACTCATTGCTAATTTTTGACAGACATATTGCAATACGGGTGAGTTAACTGAGTATTTTTTGCCGAACCTTTACCACCATCTGCAACTCTTTTGATGTGATCATATGAGACAGATTTTGAAGGATCTAAATATCCCTGGCAGATAGGACATGTAATTGCTGAAGCTAATGCAGTATCAATGAATACAGCATTCTTCGCTTCCTCACTAATTTTAGTTGCATTGCTGATACTTGTCCCAGATAGGATATTACCTTCAAAGTGAGCAAGCTGGAGTATTTCACTTTCTGTAAGGCTGAAATCACTCATGCTTTTGTCTTTCTTTTTTACCTCAAGAAGGAAATCAATCATTGACTCAAATAAATTAGAGTAATACTCAGTTCTTTTCTTATGTCCTGCTCTGTTCACTAACGATGCTAGCATAGACTTATTGTTTATTAGAGTTTTCTCTAAATTAAACCTAATACTTGTGAATTTTTTGAAGAAGTTCTTATCATTAAATTTTAATTTTTTCGCTATAAACAGAGTCGTCCCTAAAAACATAGGATTCACATGTCTGCCTGATGCACTATAAAAATACACGGCCGGATGTAATCCTAAGCTGCCCTTGTCATTTCCAGTAATCCAATTTAGTAATTTTGCGGTTTTTTCCAGAACAACAACAGTTTCGCTTCCATCTGAATCTTCGATTTGATTAAGCAATTCTTTTTGATAATTTTCGCTCTGGGACACGGAAATAGACATAAGATCTATTAAGATATCAAGAGCTAACCTCACACCGCGTGAGCCACCCAGAGGTAGATCGAGTGTTTTAATTTGAGATTTAACGTCTGGATCGAAAAGAGAGGAGTTTATATTTGAGGAAAGCTCTTCTATCTTTTTAGTCTTATCCTCAGGGAAAGAGGACCAGTATCTATGTCCTTTTCCTGCTCGTATTATTGCTCTCGCAGCGATAGATATAGGTTTCTTCCTATGCCTAAGTAAGGTTTCCTCAACCTCATCTAAAGGAGTACCTTTTTTATTTATATTGAAAAAAGACGTTTCTGCCTTATCGGAATCACCTTTAACCCACTGGACTTGCAAAGCCCTTACGTAAATATTTGTAAGCCTTCTACTCTCATCATGGTCATTATTAGAATCCTGCATTTTTCTTTCTATCTCAGACCATTTACCAACTGTGGAGTCAACCAATTCTCTTGTTTTTTGTGCGATCTTTCTTTGCTCTCCGGAAATACTATTTCCAAAGAATTTTTGCGATATAGTGCCATCACCATAGTCATTTTCTTTCCATGCTCTTAAAACACTAAGTCTATGACCACCGTCTATAACAAACACAAAAGAACTCTTCCATAAAATCACGGATGGTATTAAATCACCTGTGACAAAACTCTTTAGTAATGAAACTACTTGCTCTGGAGTCCAGTGATTTGTTTCTCTCTGAAAATCTGGTTTTCTGAGTAGGCCAGACAACATTCCGATATCTCTCATAGCTATATTTTGTATAGATTCGAAAGATAAATCATTATCGGATTGAGCAGAGAAATCCTCTCTTGAAATCATCGCATCCAAATTAACAAGGTTAGCTTTACTTGCCATTTATTTTTTCCTGTACTAAGTTTTTTTGCTTAGAGTAAATAACGCATGACCAATAACTTCCGATCTGCTGCTATATCTGCTTGACTTACTTCCTACAAAAATTTCGCTATTTTTTTCACAAAATGTTTCTAGCTAAAATCTGATTTTGTTCACAAATAAAAATAGACGAGTAGTTGGTAATGACCACAAGTGGATATGCTTTAATAACACGCAATAAAAACAATATCAATTGGTTATTGCAAATAATGTTATTAATGTCTGCTTCTGGTACAAAGCGGACTGTCAGATTAGGTTTGGTTCTGCGTCGTAAGCGTGCCAGCTTTGGTCTGAGCTAATGCATCCAAGTTGCTCACTCTGTTTCTGCTATCCATTCCGGGATTTTTGCTTCAAGCTCAAGCTGCGTGGTAAAGCCGCTGTTATCAATGGTGTGCTCGGCTTTCGCAATAATCCAGTCCTGATTATCAATCTCGCTTTTAAATCCTGTTACCGTGCCATGCATTTCGGGGTAGAGTTCTGCGCGTCCACGTGCCAGCATGATGGAGAATGATGCGGCTCCGCGTTGTAGCTGCTGCCACTTTGCCGCCGCTGCGCGTCTTGCTGCCTGCTCGTTCTGATAAGTCTTGCGTAACACAAACACATTGCCTTCCGCGCCTTCCATATAATCACCTTCACGGCTACTGCTTTTCTCCTTTTTGGGTTTTGGCGGTTTGCGGCGTTTCACGCTGACTTTTTTCTTTTTCCCGTAATTAAGATCAAGCCAGTAGGCGCGTACACCCGTATACGCCTCGCGGTCAGCAATGCGGAACTGATGGCGATCGCCGCTGCTGCGTGTAATGGCGAACGAGGGCAACGGCTGGCCCTGTGCGTTCACGCCACCACCTGGCATGATGAATAACAGATTACCGCTTTTTACCGTGGTGATTGCGCCCAGCATTTCCGCCATGCGCGTAAGGAAGGAGATGTCGCTTTCTTCGGTCTGGTCGGCGTGGTCGATTTTGATATCCATCAGCATTTCGCTGATTTGCGGTTTCAGACCATACCGATGAGCGATGGCGGATACCACACTCTCAACGGTCACATCATGCCAGGACACCTCACGTTTAACGTTAAATTCATCCCGAAAATCTGCGCTTCTGGCTGAAACAGTCAGCCTGTCCGGCGGTCCTTCGTGAGCGATTTCATCAACAATGTAAGTGCCTTTTTCTGTCAGCGGTTCTCCCTTCCAGCCAATGAGAACCGTCAGGCGCGCGCCCCGTGGCGGTAGCTGCAACTGACCATCCGCATCATCCAGCGTGATGGTGAGCTGGTCCGCCTCAAATCCCCGGTTGTCGGTCAGTGACAGGCTCATCAGGCGCTCTGCCACGCCTGACAGCGTTTTACCCTCCGCGAGAATATCAAAATCCGGCATTTTTACGGGGTCTGTGCCCTGACTGAGCAATTGCATGGTGGTGTCGGTCATCTGCTCCCTCCCTGTGTGGCATGGTCGCATGTACGTGCGGAGGGGGTTACTGCTTTTTGTTGTCGCCGTGGCGGGAGAATGGCGCAGGGGTGAGATTACGCGCGTGGTGGGTGATGATTGTTGCCGAATCATTTAACGGATACAAGGGGCTGAAGCTATGAGTGAAACTCGTTTTCATGGTGCCCGTGTTACGGAAAATACCGACCTGGTAACAGCGATTAACGATGTTGATTCCAGCGTTATCGGTATCGTGGCAACGGCGGATGATGCGGACGCGAAGCTGTTCCCGCTGAACAAGCCCACACTGCTGACCCGCGTCAATGACGTGCTGGGAAAATGCGGGACAACGGGGACGCTTTATCGTGCGCTTAAGGCCATCGCAGACCAGGTGAGCACAAAGGTGATCGTCGTTCGCGTGGCTGAACACAAAGAAGAAGACGGAAAGACGCAGGATCAACTGGTTATCGGTGGTTCTGAGGATGACGGCAGCTATACGGGGATGTATGCGCTGCTTGTTGCAGAGCAGGATGAAAGCATCGGATACCGTCCGCGTATTCTGGCCGCGCCGGAGCTGGACACGGAGGCGGTAACAAAATCCCTGTGCGTGATTGCAGGTAAACTGCGCGCGTTTGTGTATGCCTCATGTCACGGCTGTAACACGATGGCTGCGGCGATTACCTACCGCCAGAAATTCAACGAACGTGAGGTGATGCTCTTATGGCCGGACTTCATCGCCTACAACCCGAAAAGTGGCAAAAACGAAACGTTCCCCGCGCCTGCCTATGCGTGCGGCCTTCGTGCGTACATTGACCATGAGCAGGGATGGCACAAATCGCTGTCCAACGTTCCGGTTAAAAATGTGCTGGGGATGTCGAGGCATGTTTTCTGGTCGTTGCAGGCCGAAGACAGTGATGCCAACAGCCTTAACAACAAAGAAATCACGACCATTATTCGTCGCAACGGGTTCCGCTTCTGGGGCAACCGCACACCGGAAACGAACGCCTACATCTTTGAGGTGTATACCCGAACCGCACAGGTGCTGGCTGATTCAATTGCGGAAGCGCAGTTTGAAACCATCGACAGTCCACTGACGCCTGCGAACGTGAAGGATGTTATCAGTGCCATCAGGGCAAAACTGGATTCGCTGGTGACTGCCGGGAAACTGATTGGCGCGGAGTGCTGGTATGACGTGGTGGATAACAGCACCACGGATTTACGTCAGGGACGTGTGCGTATTCGCTACAAATATACGCCCGTTCCGCCACTGGAAGACATGGAGCTTTACCAGACGTTTACTGATGAATACTTTGAACCCGCATTTGCGGTGCTGGGAGGTGCCTGATGGCTGTGCCAAAACATCTTCGCTTTTTTACGCTGTTTGTGGATGGTGAAAACGAAGTGGGTAAGGTGACGTCCGTCACTCTGCCTAAGCTGACGCGCAAAACCGACAGCTACCGGGGTGGTGGCATGATGGGTGCGGTAAGTATTGATCTCGGTCTGGACGACTCCGCGCTTGATGCGAGCTTTGTCATGGGGGGCGCAGTTCGTGAGCTGTTCCTTAAGTATGGCGGCACGATTGATGGCACGCTGCTGCGTTTTGCGGGTGAATATTACACCGATGCAGAAAGCGACCTGTATGAAGTCGAAATGCGCGGACGTGTGACGGAAATTGATATGGGGGAAGCCAAACAGGGCGAAGCCACATCACACACTTACGCCATTAAAAACACCTACTACAAGCTGAGTGTTAACGATCGCCCGTTGTGGGAGATTGACCTGCTGAACTTCATTTACCGGAAGGACGGCAAGGACATTGTGCCCGATCGCATCCGTTCTGCGCTCGGGCTTGGCTGATAAGTAATATGCAGGCGGCGCAGTGCGTCGCCTCTGACTGAAAGGAGTTTCCTGATGAAAGAGACGAAAAACATCGATACCGAAAACACGGTCGTTGCTGACACTGTGAAAGAAACCAGTGAGCGTGGCGTAAAACTTACCCAATCAATTGAGCGAGGCGGCGAAAAAATCACGTATGTGGAGATCACTGGAGCTATTGAGCAGGCTGGATCTCTGCGAGATTTGTCGCTGTCTGATGTGCTGAATCTGAAAGCGGAATCCATGTTTACGCTGCTGTCACGCGTGACATCACCGCGACTGGATGAAGTGACGATCAAAAAAATGGCATCCCGTGACTTTATTCAGTTATGTGTGGTTGCCGTAAATTTTTTGAGCGGTGCGGACTCTGGCGGGAAGAACGAACAGGCGACGGAAGCCTGATCACGGTTGTGTGCTTTGAGCACATAGAAGACTTTGTGGCAGATATTGCCGTTATTTTTAACTGGTCGCCCGCCGAAATCTTCATGATGACGCCCGGCGAAGTGGTTAGCTGGCGTGAGCGGGCGGCACTTCGCAGCGGGAATGCAGACAATGAAGACTCTTGATATCCGGGTCGCTTTCAGCGCCGTTGACAGGCTGACCCGGCCTGCCGAAAACGCCCGCCGCCTGATGGGGCAGTTTGGTGACTCCATCCAGCGAACGCAGGGGGCGATCAAAAATCTCGAGCGTCAGGCGCGTTCATTTGAGCGCGCCCGCGACGCTGTCAGTAAAGCGGATGCGGGTATCGTGAAAGCACGACGCCAGCTTAACGCCCTTAATCAGTTACAACGCACGGGTACAGTGCTCAGCGAAAAACAACAAAAGCTGATGCAGCAGTTAAGCACCCGGCTTGAACGCCTGAATGAATCGCGCACACGGGAAATTCAGAAAATGCGGGAGCTTGGCGGAGAGCTGAAACGCCACGGCATTTCCCTGACAGGCAGCGATAACACCATTCAGCAGGCCATCAGACGCACCGAACAATACAACAACCAGCTTGAACGCGAACGGCAGGCGCTTGCGCGTGTAACGCGGGCGCGTGAGCGGTATTCGCGCGCGCAGGAAACTGCGGGAAAACTGAAAACAGGTGGTGCGCTGGCAATTGGTGCGGCAGCGGCTGGCGGCTATGCTGCCGGACGTTTTTTGCAGCCTGCGATCGGGTTCGGGAAAGAGATGTCCCGCGTTCAGGCACTGACGCGAATCGACAAAAACAGCCCGCAGTTTAAGGCGCTGCGTGAGCAGGCGTTAAAACTTGGCTCTGAAACACAGTTTACTGCGAGTGATGCCGCCAGTGGGCAGAGTTTTCTGGCAATGGCTGGTTTTACTCCGCAGGCCATTCAGGCCGCATTGCCCGGTGTTCTTAATATGGCGCTGGCAGGTGGCGTCGAACTCGGCGAGACGGCTGATATAGGCTCCAATATCCTCACACAGTTCAACCTGACAGCCGATCAAATGGACCGGGTTGGCGATACGCTGACAGCAGTATTCACCCGGACCAATACTGATTTACGCGCGCTGGGCGAAACCATGAAGTATACCGGTCCGGTTGCCGCAAAACTTGGTATCAGTCTTGAAGAAGCGGCGGCCATGGCCGGGATGCTTGCCAATAATGGTCTTCGCGGAAGCGATGCTGGTACGGCCATGCGCGCAAGTCTGTCCCGCCTTGCATCACCGCCAAAAGCTGCGGCTGATGCACTGAAAGAGCTGGGGGTGTCAGTTGCTGACGCCAGAGGCAAAATGCGCCCGATGGAGGATGTGCTGCTTGATCTTTATAAGGCGACACAAAAATACGGACAGGTGGACCAGGTCTCCTTCTTCAAGGACATCGCCGGAGAAGAGGCGTTCGTTGGTTTGCAGACGCTTGTTGCGGCGGCTGGTTCAGGAGAGCTGCAAAAACTGACCAGAGAATTGCAGGGGGCAAGGGGAGAGGCCGATCGCGTTGCAAAAGTAATGGCCGATAATCTTGATGGGGACCTGAAAAATCTCGACAGCGCATGGGAAGGTCTTCGTATTCGCATCAGTGATCTGGTTGACGGTCCGCTGCGTTCTGTCACGCAGTGGCTCACGCGGGTGCTTGAAAAAATCACCTCGCTGGCGCAGGCCCATCCGGTACTGACGCGCCAGCTACTGATAGCAGGCGGTGCGTTGCTGGCAATGACTGCAACGATTGGCTCGTTGTCGCTGGTTATTGGGGTGCTTTACGGGAAGCTGGCCACCCTGCGTCTTGGTTTTGACATTCTTACCCGGTCAATGAATGTCGTCAGGGTGTTGCCTGCGCTGTGGGGAATGGTGGCGGGTTCTGTTTCTTTGCTGGGAGGCGCTATCGGGGCGTTGTTCAGTCCGGTTGGTCTTATCGTGGCTGCGCTTGCCGGAGCTGCCGTTCTTATCTGGAAATACTGGGATCCCATCAGGGCATTTTTTGCCGGGGTGTTCAGCGGGATTATGGAAAGGCTGGCCCCGTTGCGCGAAACCTTTGAACGGTTTGGTCCTGTTTTTGACGCAATCGGGAGCGGGATCAGCCAGGTGTTTAACTGGTTTAAATCGCTGCTGTCACCGATGGAGTCCAGCAAGGAAACGCTGGATAAATGTACCAGTGCTGGCGAGATATTCGGTAACGTTCTTGGCGGTGCGTTACAGCTTGTTCTGACACCTGCCAAAATGCTGCTGGATACGCTGGCGTGGATACTTGAAAAACTTGGCGTCCTTCCGGATGAAGCGGAAAGGGCGCGCAAGAAAATCGAAGACGCACAGCGTGCGGCCATTCTTCAGGACAAGGTTGCCTTGCTTCAGGGGGACCTGGCGAAAATCAATCCGCCGAAGCCTGTGGAAAATGGCAATGGCACCGGAGGTGATAACTCCAAAGACAATAAACCGCTCACAGACAGCAATACCGGTACGCTGCGCAGACTCAGCAAAATTGCTGATAACACAGGTAAGCTGGTTGATGAGACGAAAAAACGCATTGGCCCCGGCGATATTGTCTTTAAGAACCTGCCCCGCGCACTTGCTGTTCGTGGGGAGTGGCAGGAGCGGAAGATTGCGCAGGTCAGTAAGCCTGCCCCCGCAATTAATATCACACCTGTGGTTCCGGCTCCGCTGCCTCCGGCGCTGGTCCCTGTTGTTGCGGCCAGCTCCCGCCCGGTGGCAGAGGCCATACGATCGCCAGTGGCATCAGTTCCTGCAACTTCCCGTAACCGGGAGCCTGTTGCCTCCGGATTTGGCGGTGAAATTCATGTTCATCTGCATAACGTTGTTACGCAGAATCCCCGCGAACTGGCGAAACTGGTCGGTGAAATGGTCAGGGCAGAAATGGAACGGCGCGCCCGTGCCGGGCGTGGAAGTTTTTACGATAAAGATTGAGGAGTCATGGCCATGATGATGATCTACGGCATGTTTGTTTTTGAGCTGCGCACACTGCCGCATCAGCAGTTACAGCAAAACAAAAGCTGGCGGCATGTGAAAAATGAACGCGTTAACCGTTCAGCAAGCTGGCAGTATATCGGTGCAGGTGATGATCGCATCGTTCTTTCTGGTGTGCTTTATCCTGAAATTACAGGTGGCGAAGTGTCGCTGTCGCTGCTGACCACGCAGGCATATACAGGGCGGCCCTGGCCTCTGATTGATGGTGTCGGGCAGATTTACGGCATGTATGTCCTGACTGAAACGAATACGACCCGCTCCGAGTTTGATCGCTACGGTAAGGCGAAAAAGATAGAATTTTCACTGACTCTTGAACGCTGTGATGAGGATTTGCGGGAGCGCCTGCAATCCTCATCGTTCAGCGATATGCTGTCCGGCTTCAAAGATAAGGTGACATCATCCCTTAACAGCGCGGCCAGTTCAGTTAAAGGACTGTTCTGATTTTACATTGCCGCCAATACCCTCATATTGGGTAATGGGCGGCTTGTTGTTATATAATATATCGTAGGCCCTGATAAAACTGTTGAGGTTTCTACTTTATAAAGAATTGCTACTTTCTAATTCTGGGTTTCTGGATCTATTTTTACAACCTAAATCCGAGTGGTAATTCGGTATATCGTTTGTCAAATCTTGTTTGATAGCATTAATTAAGATCATTATGTCGAATTTATGCATATCGTCGCCCCCTTCAGACCTTAGATGTTCGGATGTGGTGAGTTGAGTCGCTAATTTGCTGTTTGGCCCCCACACAATATTGTTTTCGAATTTTCCTTCATGCATTCTGTTATTATATATACAGTATTGTTTAATGTTTAATGCACTGGCTAAATGTACAATAGCAGTATCTACAGTTATAACAAAATCAGCATGACGAACCAATGCAAATGAACATCCTGCATCAGAAAATGGAGATAGAGACACATTATCCAATCCATTGTGATTAATCTGTTTTCCCATATTAAAAACTATTGTGTGATATCCCTTAAGGTTATTAAGGTAAGCTAGTACTTTGTTTATCTGTTCATCAGATAAGGTTCTGCTATTCTGAGAGCCATAAGGGTTAAATATAACTAATTTTTTGTTTTTCTTCCTGAGCTCATTTGCAACAATATTTGCTGGTTCATATATTTTGTTGTCAAAATTCAGCGCTGCAGCATAATTATTATGTTTTATCTTTAGTAAAGATAAAACTTTTTTCATTCTTTCAGATATGTGAATGGAACGATTGTCGATTATATTTGTATCAAAAATAGTTACGGCAGGATGATTAAAACAGATAGAGTGTTTAGGTCTAAGTAAATGTAGTGTTTGCAATCTGGTTATCGCTGTGTTATCAAAATTTGAGAAGTCAACAACAAGATCTACATTCAGTTTTTTTATCTTTGCTTTTAGTTCGTTAAATTTATTTTTCTCGTAAGATATAAAGGCATCCACGCCAACAATATCAGTAAAGAGGAATGATACTCTTGAAGGTGCTATCACATATACCACCATACCGGATTTTTGAAGTTGTTTAATAAACCCTGAGGTAACGATGCCGTCACCAATGGCCTGCATGTGCATGAAAATGCACACTGTTTTATAACTATCCGGCTGTAATGATGTTTTCCTTCTGTATCGCATTTTTAGAAATGCCAGTCTGGCCTTCGTCTTTATCTTTTTGTTTTAATATTTCGCTGTCTGTTAAGCTGTTTTAATGATGAAATAACATTCATAATGGTACCCTGAAATTCCAAATCACACATGTCATCCGAAATGAGCAGGGTACTATACAAAAAACTGGACTACAATGGTTTGAAATGAAAGCCTTTATGCTTGTTTACTCCTTGATTCCACTGGGGAAGCAGGCCACTCAATATCCGGTGCTCTTGATGTATCAACACGGTTCAGCAGCACTCGATACTTCTTCCATGCCACCAGTAACGATGTTTCTTCCTCTGTTGCAATATTCAAATCCACGGCATCCTGAAGTGGCGAAATATGCTCACTGGCTACCTGCATGAGGCTGTTTTTTGTTTCTTCCGCCTCCCGTATCCGGAACACTTTTTCTGCTTCTGCATCTTTCACCCACGTTGTGCCGTTCCACTTCTGAAACTCCCCTTCCGGGGATAACCAGGTGACATTTTCCGGTAATGGACCAAGTTCAGAAATAAATAACGCGCCCCCTGATGCCACGTCATAAACCGTTTTACCACGATGATCTTCAACGAGATGCCAGGACGCCTTATCACTGTTGAAAATTGCCACGAAGCCAGCTGGAATATCTGGCGGAGCAATATCAGTACTATTTGCAGGTAGACCTGTATGAGGTGGAATGTATGCATCACCTTCACCAATAAATTCATTAGTTCCGGCCAGCAGATTATAAATTGTTATGGTCCGTGGTTGTTCACTCATTCTGAAATCCATGTTCACCTCTACTTAATATCAGAGACAGAATATTGTTTATTGAGCGTATGGGTGTGAGCACCAATAACGATGCTACTTCCGTGGCTATGTGCGCCAGAGATGACATTACCTACGGGATTTTCTGGATTAATCCGGTGTATATGCGAACCAGGGCGAAACCGGTTATTAGCCTGATGTTGTATCAGTACATCATCAGCCTGATGTTCAGGGTTAATACAGACCTGCCCGGAACGGGAGCAATACGTCCGATAATCGCCGCATCCAATATATTTAGTATCCGCATAACGGCAAACAGAATTACCCGGACAGTATGCATATGTGCCAAATACTGCCGACTGGCGGGATTGTGCGTATTCCCAGTTAATTGATTCTGTTTTTTTATTAAAGTTATCCCATGCCTGCTTCATCTGCCGGGCAACACTTTCAAACGGAACCTGACCACATCCGGCTCCCATTGCAGGGAATACCACCGTTTTTATTTTCCTGTCTGTCGTTGCGTGTTTATTGTGCTGAAAGATGGCAAGCAGAGCGGCCCAGGTTGCGTTATATACAGCGTCTGTTCCGTCAATTGTCAGCGGAACACGCATTGTTGGCGCATGTACCAGCCAGGGGTGATGATTATGCCCCGTTTCAATAACAAATGCAGAACCTACAGGCTGCTCGCCGAGATATTCACGAAGAATATGATTCTGAACGCGGGACTGTAACTGAGTACCGAAGAATGCGGTAATGGCGGCATCAACACCGCCATCCATCAGGCCGAAACTGTTTGCCGCACTTACCATGCAGTCAAATTCCCTGATTGTTTCAAATGGCTTTCCGACAATATTCACATTATCTGCATTTGCGAATACCCGCTTAAATGCTTCAGCCATTTCTGTTACTGGTGCAGAAAGAATGAGCGTAATCATGCAAGCCTCACAATATAGTTAAATGCGATGTTTTTGACGGTGTTTTCCGCGTTGCCATAAGCGGCAATGGTAATGGTGTGTGTATGCGAACCAATAGCGAGCGTATGTGTATGCGCACCTATTGCTACTGTGTGAGTATGAGCTCCTGCGCTTAATACGCGATTACTTGCTGTCTTGCTTGTGTTAGTTGCATGCATTCCACCACCGGTACCGGGAGTTTCTGCGTATGCTGAAGTATTGTTGTAAGCAAAGTTGTGTGTATGTGCTCCGGTGTTATTTGTGGATTTAGTTCCGTAATCAAACGACGATGTGGTTTTCGTCCCCAAATCCGTACTGGATGCGCTGGCGCTGTGGGTGTGCGATTTAATGCCGTCCTGTTCCTGAGACAATACGGCTCGACCACTGGCAGGTTTGCCCTTAATCGTCCAGCCACGCATATCAGGGATCACGCCTGACGGATAAGCGGCTGCAAGTTTCGGGTATGCAGATTTGTCAAAAGTCTGCCCCTGCATCAGGGCATAACCAGACGGAACGGTATCTGATGGCCACGGGATTGGTGCGCCAGGCGGATAAAACTGCTCTGATGGCGTATAGAGTGAATAAACTGTACCGTCCGTTAACCCTTCCGGCTTATTAGCAGAATATGCTGGTGACGTATGAATAGTCACGCTGGCATTACTGGTATAATCCCATTGAATATTTACACCAGTCGCATAATTTTCGATTGCAACGTAAATATCGTAAGTATCACCAGATGTATTGACCCAGGCAAAATTTGTAAACCCTGTCGATGTGCGCTGCCATAAAGCACCAGTAATCCCCTTCGGATTACCATTACCTGCACGCAAAACAAGTTCAGATATACCTGCCTGTTGAGGTGAACCGACGTTATATCCAGCGCCACCAATCAACGTAATTGAAACAACAGAACTCGCCTGTGGCATGGTTACCGTTGCTAATTTGAACCAACCAGCACCACCGCTGAATGACATAGTTGTTGAGTTAAGCGTACCAATATCTTTCGGCGTCAGTGTAATATCCGCTGAAAGGGCCTTACCATTCACCTTACGGGCAGAAGGTACCCGACCATTCGCATTGTCATTAGCTGCTTTCACTGCTTTCGGTGTCGCGGCAAGCGTTTCAGATGTGCTGTTAGTCGCGCTGCTTAGCTGGACAATCCCTTTTTGTGCTGTCGTAGCGTCCTGTGCAGTGTATTTCCCGTTAGCAAGGTCATACGCGGCCTTTACCGCTTTTGGTGTTGCGGCGAGCGTTTCTGAATCGCTGTTGGTGGCGCTACTGAGCTGGACAAGGCCTTTCCGCGCTGTAGTGGCGTCCTGCGCAGTATATTTCCCGTTAGCAAGGTCATATGCTGCCTTTACCGCCTTTGGTGTTGCAGCCTGTGTTTCAGACACGCTGTTAGTGTCGCTACTGAGCTGGACAAGGCCTTTCCGCGCTGTAGTGGCGTCCTGCGCAGTATATTTCCCGTTAGCAAGGTCATATGCTGCCTTTACCGCCTTTGGTGTTGCAGCCTGTGTTTCAGACACGCTGTTAGTGTCGCTACTGAGTTGAACAAAGCCTTTTGCGGTCAGCGAGGCGTCCGGGTGACGTCGTGACTGTTCATGCTCTTTCAGTTTGTCATCCACGTAATCCACTGTGGCCATCACCATGGTGTTATCCACGGTAAGTGCCACAGTGGCAGTGCTGGATACGGTCAGAATGGTGCGAAATGTTTGTGCACGTCCTGATCCTTCGGCAACGGTAGGCTTGTAACTTTCGGCAGTATTGCCCACCGCGATTAAATCGCCGTGCTCATCAAACACACCAATTTCCCTGATCCAGAATCCGCCCGTTTCTGGAGGAATAACCAGCTCTGCAATAATGCGGTTTTGATGTGTTGCGTCCAGGATGACGCGATTAACAGTATGTCGCCACACCTCATGCACCAGACGGGTCTGCTTACTGTCTGGTGTGGGCAATGTACCGCCACCGTCGCCCACGGCCATATGAGTCAGGCGGACAGGCTTACCATCTGGCGCGGCTGCCTGAGCTAATTTTTTGGCACCCGTATCGGTGATAACGGTTTTAAATTTACGTGTTGTGGTACTCATGCTTAATCGTCCGGATAAATGGTAATGACTTCGCCGTCGTAAGTTGCTGCCGCCGCGAAAATATCTCCCTGAATCTCCTGAATGATATTCAGCCCTGTCATGTGGCGGCTGACCGGGCGGGCATCAGCAATCAACCGCTCCATTTCCAGATA